ATAAAGGCGGCTCTCGCTGGAATAAAGGTCTCTGATAGTGCAAACGCACAACGACCTGTTGGGGTTTGGTATGGCCAACCTGATATGGAAATTAGAGATCAGGTATATCCATATATCACAGTTGATTTCATCGGATACTCTGAAGACTTCGAAAGAGCTCATAGAGGCTTAATAGACATGCCCTATTATTTTGAGGGATCAGATGCGGGCACTGTTAACCCAGACGGTTCTGGAACAAAACAATATAGAACAGAGTACCCGATTCCAGTAAATCTTGATTATCAAATTACTACATACGCACGACAACCAAGACATGATCGTGCAATCTTGGCAGCAATGTTGACTGGCCAAGTTCTTCCACTACGCGGTGGACTCATGGTTATTCCAGAAGATCAAACTGTTCGTCGTGTTGATTTTCTTGGGATGTCAAAAAAAGATACGACGGATCAAAACGGTAAGAGGTTGTTTTCTAACGTGTTTAATATGCGTGTTAGTGCCGAAATCTTGCCTACAGTTCTTGCTCAGAAGTATCCAGTACAAACACCTCCTCTAATATCGCTCAACAGTCAGCCCACCCCGTTTTCTACAATACAAATATAACTAGGAACCCAGAGACAATAAATTAACCCTAAGGAGTAATACAAATGACAACTTACAGCAGACCAGGAGTCTTCATTAATGAAGTTCCTTTGCCGCAAGCAGTTGAATTAGCAAACAACGGACAGGCTCGTGGAGCGTTCCTAGGTGCATTTGCACAAGGTCCTACAGCAGAACCAGTTCTAATCCAAAGTTGGTATGACTTTGGAAAAACATTTGGCAGTCTTTCAGATAGCTATCCAGCTACTTGGGCTGTCTATTCATTCTTTGCTAATGGTGGCCGCAGCGCTTATATTAAGCGTGTTACAGGTTCCGGAGCTACAGCAGCTTCCGTGGTACTTCGTGACCGTGCAGCTACACCACTAAGCACACTTCGAGTAACAGCAAAAAGCGCTGGTGCTTGGGGCAACGCATTAAAGGCAGAAGTTAGAGCATCCTCTACAACAACCTTTAATCTAATCATTTCTGATGCTAACGGCATCCTAGAACAGTTTACTGATCTAAGCATGTCTACAACAAACAGCCGTTATGCGGTTGCTTATGTAAACTCAGCATCTTATTATGTAACGCTTACTAACCTAACTAGCGGTACAGCAGCTCCAGATAACCAACCAGAAGTTGCAGGACAAAAGGCATTTACTTCAGGCGCAGATGGATCAGCACCTACACGTGCTAACTATCAGACTGCACTAACTACTTTTGACGCGATTACTAACCCACTTATTCTAATTAATGGTGATGCATCATACAAGTTTGCATCAGGTGGAGATAACGCAGACCGTGCTGCAAAAGTACTTCTAGACACAGACGTAACTGCATATGCAGATGCTCGTGGAGATGTATTTGCTCTAATTGATCCTCCTGCAGGTTCTACGCCAGCAGAAGCAATTACCTACGCAATCGATGGTTGCGGAGCGGTAGACGGCGGCAACGCAGCTATTTACTACCCATGGGTAGTAATTCCAGATCTACTAAAGTCTGCACCTGGTGCAACTCGAGTAGTAGGACCAGCAGCAATTGCTGCAGGAAAATATCTAGAGACTGACGCATCTCGCGGAGTATTCAAAACCCCAGCTGGTTTTGGTACAAAGATTGGAAGCGCTGTAGCTCTAGAACGATCATTGACAAACGCAGAACTAGATTCCCTAAACGCAGCTTCTAAGCCAGTAAACGCTATTCGTAACGTTCCTGGTGGTGGAATTGTTATTATGGGTGGTCGCACTCTAAATAACTCAACAGGTGAGCGCTACATCAACGTACGTCGTTCAATGATCTATCTAAAGAAAGAGTTGACTGATCGCAGCAGCTTTGCTGTGTTTGAGAACAACAGTGAAATTCTATGGAATCAAATTAGAACCTCATTGGGTAACTTCCTCCGTAACTACTGGTCACAAGGTGGACTAAGAGGACAGACTCCAGAGCAGGCATTTTACGTAAGATGCGATGCTTCAAATAATACCCCTACAGATATTCTTGCTGGCCGAGTAAACATCGAAGTCGGTGTGGCCGTAGAGTACCCTGCAGAGTT